TAATGGATAATTACGAAGATGAAAGACATTTTTGCATAAATAAAAAAATGAGTTTAGACGAGGAATATTTTAATATTGTAAATATAGATTTCGGATGTAATAAATGGGAGTTTAAAAATGATTATTAAAATTAATTCACTTGTGTATGATGTAACAATCAAAGAAGATATAGATATAATTTTAAAAATATTAGATAATGCAATTTGTATATCAGAACAAATATGCGGAGATTGTGAGCATTATAATAGTAATGGACTTTGTGGTGCAGATTTATATAATGATTATTGTGCAGATAGAGATTCTCATAATCTTTGCGATTGTGGAAAATTTAAAAGAAAATTAAAAAAGGATAAGTAAATGACATATAGTAAAGAACAATGGATAAAAGGCAAAAAATGGAAAATAAACTAACTCCAAAGCAAGAATTATTTGCACAAACTTATATTAAAACAGGTAATGCAAGTGAGGCTTATAGAACTGCTTATGATGTGAAAACAACTAATATAAATACAATAAATGTAAAAGCATCTGAACTATTAAAAGAATCTAAGATTAGTGTAAGGATAAAAGAATTACAACAAAAGCAAGAGGAAAAACACGATTTAACGAAAGATAAGATACTTAATAGGTTAAAACAGATTATATTCGAGCAAGAGGTTATAGGAGCAGAAAAAACAGATTTAACAGCTATGAATAAGGCAGTTGATACTGTTAATAAAATGCTAGGATATTATGAAGAAGATAATAAACAAAAAACAGATTTAAACCATACTATAAAAATAGAGTGGGAATGAAAGTCACATTAAACAAAAAATTAAAATCATTTGCTATAGAACAAAAAAGATATAAGGTTGCTTATGGTGGTAGAGGTTCAAGTAAGAGTTGGACTATAGCAAGAATACTTTTAATAAAAGCAATGCAACAACCTATCCGTATATTATGCACAAGAGAAATACAAGACTCAATAAAAGATAGTGTTCATAAATTACTTAAAGACCAAATAGATATATTAGAACTTCAAGGTTTCACAGTTCAAAATGATGTAATAAAACACGCTAACGGAAGTGAATTTCTATTTAAAGGATTATATACAAATCTTAGTAAGATTAAATCATTTGAGGGTGTTGATATATGTTGGATAGAAGAAGCTGAAAGTATATCATCTGTAAGTTGGGAGATATTAGACCCAACAATAAGAAAGCCAAATAGTGAAATATGGATAAGTTTTAATCCAAGATTTGAAGATGATATTATATATAAGACTTTTGTATCAGAGGGAAGAGATAATGCAATAGTAGTTAAAGTTAATCATTCAGATAATATACATTTCCCTAAAGAGCTACAGCAACAAATGGAAACAATGAGAAAAAATGACCCTGACTTATATTTGCATATATGGGAAGGAGAACTAAAAAAGAATACAAATGAACAAATATTTAACAGTAAGTGGATAATTGAAGATTTTGAAACTAACGAAAATTGTCATAAATTCTTTGGAGCTGACTGGGGATTCTCTAATGATCCCAATACATTAATAAGCTGTTATATAGATAGCCATAAAGATTATGGCAATAATTGTTTATATATTGACTATGAAGCTTTTGATAGAGAGTATGGAGAAGAGAAACAAATAAGCGGTGTTTCTTTAGATGAATTACCAATGCTTTGGGGTAAAGTTCCACTAAATAAAACAGACTTAGTAAAAGCAGATAATGCAAGACCTGAAACAATTAATCATATGATAACTAAAGGATATAATGTTGTATCTTGCTTAAAAGGTAAAGGAAGTATTGAAGATGGGATTACATTTATAAGAAGTTTTGATAAAATAATAATACATTCAAGATGTAAAAATATACAAGTAGAGTTCTTAAGATACTCATACAAAGTTGATAAATCAAGCGGACAAATAACTAATAATATAGTAGATAAATACAATCACGGGATAGACGCTTTGAGATATGCTTTAGAAGATGCAAAAAAACAAAGTGACTCGTGGTGGTAGAAATAAATTAAAATTATGGTATAATGCAAAAACAACTCTAAATCGGGGATAATAATGTCAAGAGCAAGAAACAACAGAACACATAGAAAAAAAACTCAGAACGATGGGCTTCGTGACGCACTTAGTGGTATAGGTGGAGAAAAGGACATATTAGCAACAGGACTAATGGGCTTCTCAAATTATGTCACTAGAAATTATACAATGTTGCAAAGAATGTATCGTTCAAACATTTGGGTAAAAAAAGCTGTTTCAATCCCTGCAAATTACGCTGTTAAAGGTTGGAGAAAACTAGAAAGCGAAAAGCTAGAGAAACTAGAAAAGAGAATTAACTTAAAACCACAAGTAGCAGAAGCCTTAAAGTGGGGAGAGTTGTTCGGTGGTGCTATGGTTGTTTTTATTGTTGATGATGGAAGACCACCAATAGAGCCTATTAATTACAATAACCTAAAAGAAGATAGCTTCAAGAGATTGATAATAGTAGATAGATGGAAAGTCTCACAAGGAGAGATAGAACGAAATCCTTTAGCTGATAACTACAAAGAGCCACAATACTACAACATAGATATAGAAGGTAGACAAATAAAATTCCACCCGTCAAGATGTCATAAGATTGTACCTAATCCATTACCAGCAGATGAAGAAATTAACGAGCAATATTGGGGAGTATCTCAAATAGAGATTATATATCGTCAATTAGTTGCTGATGATACATTCCTTTCAAGTGTAGCTAATATGATGAAAAAAGCTACTGTTGATATTATGGGTATCCCTAATTTAGCTAATATGATAATAAACGGTAAGGAAGATTTAGTCAGAGAACGAGTAAGAATAGCACAAAGTGCAATGAGTACACTTAATGCTTGGGTTAAAGATGCTGGACATAATGGTCAAAATGCGGAAACATACGAAAGAATAACACAACAGTTTAGTGGATTTGATTCTATGGATATTCAAAGTTTAAATCGTATTGCAGCAGCTGGAGAAATACCAGCTACTATTTTCTTAGGAAAAAGTCCAGATGGTATGAACTCAACAGGCAACAGCGACTTATCAATATTTTCAGACAGATTAACTTCTATTAGAGAGATACAAATAGATCCTTTACTATATAAGATTGATAAAATATTAAGTGCTTGTATAAATGAATATAATACAGAATACGAGTGGATTAATCCTTTTCCAAAAAGTGAAAAAGATGAAGCTGATATTAGAAACTTAAATATGAATGTTATACAGGGTATGTTAGGATTAGATTTACCTGATAGTGTAATAGTTAAAAAAATGGCTGATTGGGATATAATAGATATAGACCAACAAGATGAAATATTAAAAGCGATGGAAGATATGGAGTCTTTCAATATAGAAGATGAAATGCAAGGAAACGAAAATGAACTTTGAAACACTAGAGCCAGTAACTAATGATTTTTTACTTAATGTAGCACTTGGAAGATATGGCGGTAAAATAGTAGAATTTAAAAAATTCTCAAAGGCTATATCTTTAAAGACTACATTATCAGATATTTGGACTTTACCATTTATTATGACTTATGCTACTGAAGGAGAAACTCTTTATATATCAAGTACAAGTACAGAAGATACAGCAGTAGAAGTATCTGTAATGGGATTGGATGAAAATGGATATTATAAAGAACAACCAATAACCATAAATGGCACTACTCCTGTACAACTTAGCGGATTATGGCTAAGGACTTTTAGAATAAAAAATGTAAATGGAACTATTAATGTTGGGGAAATATATATATCTACTTCTTCTAATGTTGGAATACCTGCAGATAGTACAGTAAGATGTCACGGAATTGCAGGAACTCCATCAATAGGAACAGAGCCACCTATTGGTGGTAGTACATTTATGTCACACTTTACAGTACCTAAGGGGTATGTAGCTTTAATAATAGATTATACAACAATTCAACCGGGAAGCGCAGATATTGACTTTGTTGCATATGCTAGAGGAAAAGATAAAGTATTTATTCCATTAGACCAAACTGGCGGAACTTTAACAAGACCTTTCTATAAAGATTTATTTGATGAATTAACTGATTTTAAAATAATGGCAAAGGCTTCTAGTACATTAAACAGAGATGTTGCTATATCTTATAAAATGTTATTAGTAGATAGAACACTATATAATTCTGATGGAACAAAAATAAAAGGTGCTATTTAATGGCTAAAAAAACAAGCCCTATTCGTGAAAGTAGAAAAATAGAATTACAATATCGTAAATCTTTATTAGTTCGTGCAAATTGGTTAGAAGAACATCAAAACCAAATCATAAGAGAGTTAAAAAGTAATGCAAGTAACTTTGAAAACGATGCAAGTGGTACTGATTTAATTGCTAAGATAAATTCACTTAGAGAAGCTTATAGAAAAAGATTCCCAGCTTTGATGACACAAAAACTAGCTAAGGCATTTTACAATAGACTTAATTCTTATAACTCATCAAAAATGAATAGTGCTTTTAATGCTTTAGGAATTGATTTAAAAGAAGCATTAAAAAAAGAGAAACTAGAAGATTTTACTAATATTGCTATAAAAAATCAAGTTGATTTAATTACTTCAATACCTGATGAGTATTTCGCTAAAGTTGAGAAGATAGTATTAAATGGTATGATGAAAGGGTCAAACTATGAAGATTTAGCAAAAAAAATACAAGAAGCTACTGGAACTACTAAAAAAAGAGCTAAACTAATAGCAAAAGATCAAACAACAACAATCAATGCACAACTATCAAAAAAAAGAGCTACTGCTGCTGGAATAACTAAAGGGGAGTGGGTTAAAACTAAATTCTCTAAAACTTCAAACTATAATCCTAGAAAAAGTCATATTGAAGCAGATGGTAAAACTTTTGACTTAGATAAGGGATTATTAGTTGATGGGGAATATGTGATACCAGGAGAGCCGATAAATTGTAGTTGCAGTTTAGCTTTTGTAGTAGATTAAGTAAAAATATGATACAATACATATATAAGACCAATAAAATGGCAAGGACTACAAAGCAACTTTAAACGCAGTTGCTACCTTATTTAATATAATAAGGGATAACAAATGAATCAACCAATACTTATAAAAGATTTAGGAATGAATTTTACAACTAAAGATTCCAAAAAAAGAAAAAGATTAGGATTATATTTATGTAGTTGTGGAAAAGAGTTTAAAGCTAATACATCAAATATTAAAAATAATCATACTAGAAGCTGTGGATGTAAAAGAGGAAATATAATTCATAATATGAGTAATAAAAGAATATATAGAATATGGAATAAAATTAAAACTAGAGTATCAGCAACAGATGGTGAAAACTATAAAAACTATAAATCAAGAGGGATAACAATGTGTGAAGAGTGGAAAGATTTTAATAATTTTTATACAGATATGAAAGAAGGATACAGTGATAACCTATCTATTGATAGAATAGATAATAACGGTAATTATGAGAAATCTAATTGTAGATGGACTGATAATATAACACAAGCTAGTAACACAAGAATACTTAGATCAAACAATACATCTGGATATAGAGGAATAGCATTAAGAAAAGAAATAAATAAATGGAAAGCACAAATAAAAATAAATTATAAAAATATACACATAGTATATTTTAAAACAAAAATAGAAGCAGCAAAAGCATATGATAAATATGTTATAGATAATAATTTACCACATACAATAAATGGTGTTTAAGGCTATTAGCCTTAACCCCTTTCTCTTCTACTTAATAATCTCTCGCTATCTTTGTAATCAATATACATATTTATAGCATCATCTACTATCTGAATAAGCGTACGACCATCTTTAGCTTTTTCCATTGCTAGTCGTTGTTGTGTTTTATTTCTTAGCGGTACTGCTTTTGGGCTTTGTTTTTTATCCATTTAAGAACCTTTACTATCTTCAAATTTAACTAATTCATCATATAATGATTCAGGTATTTCTTCCCAATCCATACCGTCCCAGTTTTCTATAGACCAATAATATTTATCGTTTTCATTCTTCACATAAAGACCACCGTAATAGTTTCCTATACTTCCTATCTCTCTCATTTTTACCTCCTTTATATTTTAAACAATCATATCATAAAAAACTTAAATAATTAATAAATTAAATAAATTTAACTAATTTATCAAAATATAATAAAATTACATTAAAACTTACTAAATGTTTGAAAGGATTAATTTTGCCAGAGAAATTAGATAGATGTGTAGAAGAAGTTATGAAGCAAGGTAAAACTGAGAGTCAAGCTTATGCTATATGTAACGCTTCTATAGATAACAAAATTAACTTTAATTACAGTTTAGATGCTACTAAGTTTAAATATGAGATATGCCCTGATAGTGGCTTTATGCGTGCTATAGGTGTATGTGCCAGAGATGGAATACAAGAGTATTACGGTTACGAATTAGGACTAAGTGGCGATGATGCCAATAAAGTATTTAATGTATACCGCCCAAAAGATGAGGTGGTAGCGTCCCTCTCTTCATATAATGGTGCTGTTGTAACTGATGAACACCCTGAAAAGGGATTAGTATTCACAGATGACTCTGATACATTAACCAAAGGGAATACCTCAGAAGCTTACGGAATTGAAAAAGATGGTGTATATTATGTAATAGCGAAAACAACAGTAACCAACCCTGAATTGATTAAAAAAATTCAAGAGGGTAAAAGGGAGCTAAGTGCAGGATATACAAGAGATTTAGTTGAAGAGAGCGGAGACTTTAACGGTACTCCTTATCAATTCGTACAAAGAAATATAAAAGCTAATCACGTTGCAGTCGTACAAGAGGGCAGATGTGGTAATGCTTGTAAAATAAACTTAGATAAGAAAGGTAAATTAATGGAAACAGGTTTAAAAATCCAAATTGACGGTAAATCAGTAACAATGGATTCAAACGAAGCTGCTAGATACATTTCAGAGTTAAAAACTCAAAGAGATGAAGCAATGGCAGAAATGGAAGAGACTAAGAAGTCTACAGATGCAACAGTAGAAGAGCTACAAGCAACTATTGCAATGAAGATGGAAGAGTTAAAAAAATTACAAGATCAAATAGCAGGAATGCTAACTCCTGAGGAAGCTGAAGAAATAGCTACTGAAACAGTAGAGATTGAAAATGATGCAGAAGAGTTAGGAATGGAACTTAAAGAAAAATCAAACGATGCAAAAATGAAAGAAATATTAGGGGCAATTACTTCTAATAAAGTTTCAGTTGATTCACTTGATAAAACAGCTTTAAGAACAGTTTACAAAATTTCAGTTGACCAAGCTAAAGCAAGTAAAAAAGCTCAAGCAGATGGTTATAATGGTAAACAAGTAGATAATAAAACAGTTCCAAGAACTGGAAACTTATCAAATGATTTAAACGCAATAGCACAAAAAGCTAGAGCAGAAAGAAAGGATAAATAATGGCAATAGGTCAAACAGTACAATCAAGCGTTTCATTATATGCAGGTGCAAGATACGCAGGGCAAATTGACACACTTCAATTAAATAATGTAACAGATGCAATTTTAGATACAGCAGTAGCTGGTTTTGGTGTTCCACTTGCAAGAACATCAACAGGTGTTAAGCCATTTACAGGGTCAAGTGATTCTTTTGTAGGTTTTTCAGTTAGAAAACATACTCAAACAAATGCTTACAACTCAACAACTTCAACAGATTATGCAATCGGTGCAAGTGTTCCTATTCTAAATATGGGTTATATTGTAGTAGAAGCAGAAAGCGATGTAACTAAAGGTGGAACTGTATATATTAGATTTGGTGTTGGAACTGGTGCAACAAATGTTCTAGGGTCAATCAGAGGTGATGCAGATGCAACTGGTGGTGTTGGAGAAGATGAAGCAACAGCAGTAGCAGTTAGTGGTGTGATTTTCGCAGAATCGGCAAGTGCTGGTGACTTAGTAAGAGTCGCAGTTACAAGAATTTTTGAGTAAGGATAAAATATGGGAACAATGACAGCATTCTTTGAAGAAGAATTAACAAAGATTATAGCAGAAGTTGAAAGAGTTGAATACGGTAGAAAAATCGCAAGAGATATTTTACCATTTGATGCTAAAGCTTCTAGAGGGTCACAAGCACTAAAGCAATATGTTTTAGACAGAGCTGGTTATATGAGATTAAAAGAGAAAGTATCTGATAAAGTAGAATTAACAGATATTACTAAAACAGCAGTTTATTTACCTCTTTTAATTGCAGAAAATGGATTCCAATATGATATTGATGAAATTTCAGCAGCAATGGAGTCAAACACATCTTTAGATAGTGAAAAAGCAGCAGCAGTTTTAGAAGCATATGAAGAGATGATTAATAAAGTTGCATTCGTTGGTCAATCTGATTTAGGATTAACAGGACTTGCAAATAACGCAAATGTTGATATTGTTACAGATATGGGAGCTACATTCTCAGCTGCTACAAGTGAACAAAGAGTTACTTTTTTTGCTTCATTGGTTGGTAATGTATGGACTGGTTCTAAAAACACAATAACAGCAGATACGCTAGTTATTCCAAGTTCTGAATATACAGCAATGGGAGAAAAAACATACTCAAATACTGGTGTAGTTACAGATAAATCTGAATTAGAAATGTTACAAACTAGACTAAATGGTATGTATGGAAATGTTAAGATAGTATCTTCTTTAGAATTAGAAGGACAAGGTGCAGCAGGTGTTCAAAGAGCAGTTGCATTCGCTTCAAATCCAAGAGTAGTTTATTTTGAGGAAACTTTACCAGTTGAATATCAACCAGTACAAAGAGATAACAACATCTTTAAAGTTCCAACATTTGCTAAAGTAGGTGGGGTATTCATTAGAAGACCTTATGGTATTAATTACGGCGATTATTCAAAATCTTAGGAGTAACAAATGACAGTTAAATCAAATCAAATCAGAACAATTACTATAGAGGGAGTGGCTTTCACTCCTGATGTAAAAGGTGTTATAGTTCCAGAAGATAAAATTGCTAAACTAAAAGAAAACTTTTTCTTTAAACATTATACAGATATTGGTGCTTTTACTGTAGTTGAGAAAGTTATTGAAGAACAACCAAAACAAACAAGAGTAACAAAGGCTAAATAATGACAATCGCAGAATTTAAAGCATACTTTCCAGAGTTTAACTCAACAGATGATACTCAAATACAAAGAGCGTTAGATATTGCATTAGCAACAACTAGCGAAAGTGTATTAGGAAGTAACTTTGAATTAGGATTGAAATATTTAACCGCTCATTTTGTAACAATAAATTCTAAACAGTTTGCTGGTAATGGTAGCAACACAAGAAGTATATCATCTAAATCGGTAGATGGTGTATCTCTTAGTTATGGTGATTCTTTAAATAATGATACTTTAAACGGAATGCTTAATACTACATCTTACGGACAAATGTACAATCGTTTGACTTTAGGATATGGTGCAGGTGGTTTCACTTGTTAAAAAATAAGAGCGGTAAAAAAATCAGTAATGCTAGTGATATACCATCACATAATAAGTTATCAAAAACTTTTAAAGATGGTAAAAACGAAGTAGTTAAGATTGGTTTTCCTGCAAATAATTCTGAAACAAACTCTGAAGAAGATGGAGTGACTGCATTATTTAAAGCTACTGTTAATAACTATGGGTTAGG